TAGCCCCGTTAGGGTTTGTCTTTACTTTCTTTTCCATAATTTTCTTATTGATAGCAACCATATAGATTGCTACGGATAAAAATACTATTTCTTTGGTGGTTTCTTTTTACCTCCCTTTTTTGTTCCACAAGGCATAGTTTTAGTTTATTAGATTTTTAATAATATTCATTTGCTGAACAGTAATGTTGTCGGGAATAATATCTTGATCCATTTTAAAGAACTCTACTGTGCTTTCTTCCTCTAAAAGTTTATTGTAGTCTTCTTCTTGTTTCTTCCTTGCGTCTAAAACTTCCTTGTATTCCTTTCCTAATTTTTCTAATTCCTTGTTAAAGGCTTTTTCATCTTCAAAGACGTACCTACTTACTCCGTTTCCGATTGGTATCATCATTGCTTTACCGCTTTCGTCTTTCTTTGATAGTTCTTCGCACAATTCAATTCTTTTCTTCTCATATTCTTGATATTCTGGTGTTGATTTTAATCCCTCTGATAAGTGTTTTGCTTCTCTTGTAGCAATATCTTGATTTTTAGCGATTGCATAGGCAAATTTTGCACCTGTTAAATTACCGAGTGTTGGTAATTGATTAGCTAGTGTGATGATTTCATTATTCTTCATACAAACTTTTTAATTTATCCTTTATTATTTTTTCCTTTTTAAGGATTGAGAAGTGTCTTTTGCCTCTATTGTTGTTTTGCATACTCTTTTTATTTCTATGCTCTCTGTGAGGTCTTTGTCCACTATACTTTACGAATTTTGCTATCCTCGTCATTTATTTTAATTTCTTTTCCCCAGCTTTCTAATGGTCTTTCGCCCTGAACTGTTTCTTTCTTATCGTTCTTCTTAGGTTTATTGATTCGGTCAATGTCTCGTTCTTGCATTTATAGAAAACTTATGGTTATTAACTTAATTATACCACTATTTATTTGATTTGCAAGATGTCATTATAATAGCTGTAACAATAAATAGAGCACTTAAAAATATAATTGGGAAAAGAATTATTGCCCAATTCCAGTTAATAACGCCAGCCATTTGTAAAATAACTAATACGATTGATATGGTTGCACAAATTTCTATAAGGCTCATATTATTTCAAACTTAACTTTGTTATAACTACCCCCAACATATCCACTACATTCTTACTAAACTGCTTAAATGCCTTGTCTAGTGCGTTGTAGTTTACTTCTAGTAGTGATTGTCGTTCTTCTAGCTTCTCCACTCTCTGCTCGCATTTTGTGGCTCTTTGCTCTAATTGTCCTATGCGGTCGTACATTCCAATTACTTCTTTGTCGGATATGGCAAAGGTTGTAAAAGGGATTAGACAGAATAGGATTGTGATTATTAGTTTTTTCATTTTAGTTCTTCTTTAGTTTGTCTTTCTGCTTCTTTAAGTATTTTTTTAAAATCTCTTAACCAAAGCCAATTACTTGTTTTATAATGTTCCAGTATCAATTCAACTGTCTTAACATTCAACATAATACTTTCTAGGTTTTCTTTTTCTTCCTTATTAAGGTTTGAGATGTCGGGGAGTATCATAATTTTTCTTTTAAAAATCTATCTACTGCTGTTTTTTCTTCGCACCATACGTCATCATCTGTGTAGCCATTTTTTTCAAGAAATGTAGTATATCTTTCTAGTTCATCTTTTAAGAATTTCTTAATTGTAAACTTTGTAAAATGAGCTAATCCTAAATTGTTTGAAAGTTTTTCAAAACGTTCTTCAAAAGTTATTTTATTCATAATTTTTCTATTGTTTCAATTTCAATAATTATTGTTACAATAAATAAAAATATTCCCAATAAAGCTATCGCCCCTAGTGGAGAAATATTATATATAAACAATAAGCCATTTGCAATTAAGATTAAAAAACAAAATGCACTCATCGTCGCTGTAATTGTAGATATTAATTTCATAATATTATTCCCCACTTAGCTTTTGCCTTGTTTATTATTTCTTGGCGACACTCGTTATGAACTTTAGATGCATAAGGGTGTCCCTCATTTGTCATCTTCTCTGGCAACACCTCCTTGAGGGTTTCAAGGCGGATTTGGTCTTGCTTACCTATCAACCTATTAGTTGCAAACAACAAGAAAAACTCTATTTTTTGTTGTTCATCGTTTGGATTTGCCTTAATAAATTCATCTACTAATTTTTCAATTTCTTTGTTCATTTGTTTAATTCTTTAATTAAATCTTCACAAGCCATTACTCTTCCTTCGTTAATTTTATCGCCTATAGTAGTAAAATAATTCTTATAGGCTGTTACTTTATCAGTCCATTCTTTCCTCTCCTCCTCTCTTGCTTTTTGGATTTCTTGGGAGATGAATTTTATCCATAGTTCCTCGCTAAGATTAGGAAAATGTTTTTCAAACCCAACTTGCTCGCGATAAAACCTTTTCCATCTCTCCTCCCAACTTTGTTTTTGGTCTTTCTTACACTCGCAAGGATTTTTTAGGCAGACTAAACACCTGCCAATATCATTAAATTTTTGCTTCATACTTCAAATATTTTTAATAGGTTAGTTATTGTTTCCTCACTTTGTAGGGTTAGGTCGTCTTGGGCGAGGTTCCAATAATATAGAACAGTTTTAAAATCATTAAAAACACTAAATTGTTGACTTATTAATTGTTCGTTAATCATTATCTCGCTTGCCGTTACAACCTTACAATTCTTCTTAATTTCCATTGCCCTCAATACTATTGCTATGGTTATGGTTTTATCATTTGGAATATATACGCCATCTACAACACAATTATGACAAGCACCCCACATCGGCTCATAATTATCATCGGTACCTAAATAGATATGTCCATTTTCACATTCTTGACAACATATCTCTGGCACAAGCTCTTGGATAATTGATGTTAGTTTTTCAAGATTATTCATATTATTTTATTCTTTAGTAAATAAATCTTTTCGTTGCTGATTAGGATATTGTGCTTCTTCTAACATTCTCTGTCTGCCTAAAAATTGTTTTTCGTCCCAATAACAATCACACTTACAACCTACTGTTAGCATTGCTATTTCTCCTGCACATTTTAGTGTTTCTTGATAAGCACCCTCTTTGGATACTATTTTTTCTGCTAGTTCAATTATCCTTTTTGCTACTCCCTCTCTTCCTAATTTATCACAATAAGCTCTCATTATTTTTGCATCTTCTATTGATTTTATTGCCATATTTATTTCTCTAAAAGTTGATTATCAATAAGGTAGTAAAGCATTTCACCCATTGCATCGGACATTGTATTGCTATTTATTGGCTCGTCTAATATGCTTTGTTCATTATCGTTTCGGTAGGTTAGTCTCCATCCATAACTATCGTGCCATATCTCTAAATACATTTCGCCATATTCTGGTGCGTTTCCCATATCCTCAGACGTTAATACCATTGGTAATATTGCTCCTATTTCAGTTGCGGTTAGGGCTGGATAAGTTTTAATTAGTTTCTTCGCTTCTTCTGATAGCGGACTATCTTCTAGTCTTGTCTTTAATTCACTATCTGTTGCTATTCGTTCTTTATCGTTGAATACAGGAAACTTATCTACCCACCAAAACAATGGCTCTACTTTTATATTTGCCTTTTTCAAAGCGGTGTCTAGTTTTTTTGATACGTCCAAGGACGTGGTAATTGATTCAAGTGTTTTCATATTAGTTGTAATTACCTATTATTTGTTTCAATTGTCGTGCGAGATTTTGACATTCTGAAATTACAAAATCTTTATCTTTGTAAGTATCCTCTTCTACTATTTCGTGAAAATCAAACATATAAAGGTCAATATCTCCTAAATGAGCACAATCAAATCCGAAATACCAAGTATCATCATCTTTCATTTTTCCAGAAAAAGTGAATCCTCCGTGAATACTAATATCATTTATTGCTTGTTCTAATTTTGATATTCCTAATTCACTTTTACTTGAAACATAATAATCTTTTCCATTTAGTTCGCTTTCTTTTGGAACTCCAACATAACCGCACCAATGCCCCATACCTTTTCTAGTATTTCTAATCATTAAGCAGGGAAGTCCAAATGCTTCAAACTTATATTCATCACCCTCTTTTTTTATTATTTCTAATAGTTCTTCTTTAATCATAATATTTTGAATATTTTTGCATAAATTGATAATCGATAGCTTCGTACTTGTATCCTCGCTGATCAAGAATACTTTTAACCTTTAACAAGAAGTATTTTTGCTTTTTAAAGGAATGAAGCGGTTTGTAAAGATGACACTCTTCATTATTTAACGGACAAGAATTTAAAATACTTTCGTTATGCTTTCCTTTGATATAATCGTAAGATGATTGACTAGCGATTATATGATGTAAACAATTCCTATGGTTCTTTTTACATTCCTCTCCTGTTTCAAAGTTCTTGCCGAGACACGTATAAAATCCAATCCAATACTGTTTTACTTTATCTGGAAATCTATCTTTGAGTTGCATTTTTTAATTTGTAAGTTTTTTTCTCTTCTTCAATCTCTAAGTACAAACTGATAATCCTGTAAACATTAGCCTTTGTCATTTTCAATAGTTCTGCAGTTTTGTTTACGGACTGTGTTTTGTTTAGAGTTTCACGCACGAGTTCTATTCGTTCTTGGCTTAAATTATTGCTCATAGGACTATACTTTTAATTGTTCTTGATAGATTTTTAATCCCTTAATGTCTTCTTTTATTTGCTTGATTTTTTCTGGTCTTGTTTCTCCGAGTAAAATAGATTCTAGTTTGTAGATTTGCTTATCAGTATTTTTCCATAGTCTGATTTTTCTGTTATATTCAGAAACTTGATAATTATTCAACTTGATTGCTTGTATTCTGTTTCTTTCCTTTGACGTTCTTTTCCACTTATCTTCTCTTCTTCGGAATAGTCTATTTTGGGAAAATTCATTTTCAACTCTCTTCCCGTCTTTATCTAGTTTAAATTCTTGTTTGACGATTATCTCTGGACAAGGGTCTTTTTTAGGATTTGTTCGGCACTTGTAAAGAGTTATATCGTTGTTGAATTGGTCTTTTATTTTTAATGTTTCTACTTTTTGTTCTTTGATTTTAGTCATTTTCTTTTTTTATTACTTCAATATCTGTCGGACAAATCTTGAATAGTGCATTGACAGAGCCGTCATTATTATCAAGATATGTTTCGCTTATTACTTGACCTTTTAAGAGGACTGTATATTCTTTTCCAATCTCCAAAGGTTCTTTAATTTCGTACTTCGTATTAAGTGGATTTCCTTTGGTATTGCAAATCATTACTTTGGCTATATCAATTACTTTTTCCATAATTAGGTTTGAAGAATTTAGATTGATTATTTTTGACAAGTCGCTTGTGTCGGCATTCTTTATTCATTTGGCCAGCCGTGCAACTACAAACAAGTTTCCCGCTAGGGAGTTCTTCAACAATGTGATAAACTCCCTTTTCGGACTTACTGGCGACTTTCCATTTTTGAAGAGGCTTCAAGTATAATTCCTGAAGCCTTTTGTTTAGGGGTAACATTTTAAAATGGTAAATTTTTTAAATCATCTTCGCTTAATTCTTCTCCGTCATTTTCTTCCATTGAAAAATCTTCATCTCGGTCAATAGTCGGTATTTCTTCAACTTCTCCACTTCCCTTTCCTAATCTGTTGATAGTGATAAATCCTTTTTCATCAGTTCCTAGGAAGAAAATATCACCTGCGTCAAGGTCTAGTTCAACCATTTTAACTATTATATAGTTAAGTTCTCCTTCTCTATTCAACTTAAATACTTCATATACTCCTTGCTTTTTTGTTCCATCATCATTGATTATGTTGCAAGTATATAAAATTTTATCAATCTTTCCTCCTTGTGTATTAATTGTTTTAAGTTCTCCCTTAATAAGTTCTAACTTATAGTTCTTATTTGGAGTCCACTCTCCGTCTTCTCCTTTGATTGTTGGTTCAATTTTAACCATAATCTTTTCAGTTTTAGCTAATATTTCGTTAATTGGTAACATTATTTTGTTTGTTATTATTTTTTATTCTTAAAAAAATCTGTTTCACTATCCCAAGTAAATAAATCCTTTGCACTCAAGAACCCTTTAAAATCTCTTTCGTGCGTTTCTCTACTTTCTACAAGCCACTCAAAAGGCTGGTATTCTTTTATCTCGTTTGGCAATTTTCCTTGTAATTCTCTGACTGCATTCTTCTTAATCATTCTGTCGGCATATTCCTTTTCACTCTCCTTTGCCAATCTGACTGCATATCTATTTTCATACTTGACTGGATTGCCTAAGAACTCTGCTTCTTCTTCGGAGGCGAATTGACCAGCACTTAATTGTAGGAAAACTGAATTATATAATCCGTTTGATGTTTTGAAATCTCCAATTGATAATAATCCATCAATGATTGCGTCAAAATCTATTATCCCGATATATTTATACTTTCGGCTATACACTACTCTTTCGGAACTTTTAAATTCAACCTTATGCTGTGTTATGAACTCTAGAAAGCTATCAACTCCTAATAACATCGCTTGATCCGTTGGAAGTTCTGGAGCTTTCTCAAATCCTTCTTTTCCTAGCTTATGTTTTATAAAGTATTCACACCAACTATGAGTCATCTTTCCAATTCCTATTGCTTCCTCTTTCTTCTCATTATGCTGGTTCATTGAATTAGCAATATGTCCTGCTGTGATAACCTCTCCACTTTCTAATAGGTCTAAAAGATAAGTTCCGTCTGTCTCTGTTGCCCACGATACTAATGCCGGACTTTTATCTTTTATTCCAATGTAGGTTGTTATTCCTTTCATTTTCTCATCTTTAAGTCCGTACTTCTCATCAGTAACTTTGTACTGATGAGAATTAGGATAAAACTTTACTTTCACTTCTCCCCCATAAAGGGTAAACTCTTGGATTTCTGTTGCCATATTATTTTTTGAGCGATGCTTTTAATTTATCTTTGGCACTTGCTTTTGTTTCTTCTACTTTTTCGTCTTTGACTTCTTCCTTAACTTCTGCCTTGACTTCTTTTGTTTCTTTACCTGCTTTCTTCGCCTTGACACTTGACCAACTATAAACTTCATTACCCTGACAAGCATTGACTATCTTCATAAAGTCTGGCTCTATGATTGCACCTAATTGTCCAGTTCTATCCTTGCTTTCGTACTTCTCGCTAGGCTGTACTCGGATAATTCTCTTATCAGTCATCTCTCCACCCTCTCCTTGCACTCGGACTGTTTCCATATAACCAACTACATCAACTAAAGCAATCAATTCCTCGCTCATCTTTGTCATAATCTTCGGTCTTTTTACAATCTTTCCCTCGTCTTCTTTTTCCTCTACGTGAGCCACGATAATCAAGTGCTTGTTCAAATCCCTGATTGCCTTAATAAACAATCTCATTCTTTCTTTCATTTCTCCCCAACCTGCCATTGTTAGTGAACCGTCATATTGTACCCACTTCTTTTCTTTGGAATTGACGATATGAATTTTTAACTTTTCCATAAGTTCTCCAATCGGGTCAACTACGATTGTTTCGTAATCGCTGTCTTTGGCTACCTTGTAAAACTCTTGAATATCTGTCCAACTTTCAATCTGGGCGACATCTACTTTAATACCTCTTAGTCCGAAATATTTTGAACCATTTTCACAATCAGCAATAATTGGCTTTGGAGCAGTTGCAGAAAAAGTTGTTTTTCCCACCCCACCTTGTCCATAAGCTAATAATGTTACTGACGGTTTTCTTTGGCTTTCGCCTGTGTTTTTGATTTGCATTATTTTTTCTTTTTATTTCTTATAAAAGCTGGCTCGTCTAATTCTTTTTCCTCGTCTATCTTCGGTCTTTCTTTTTCCAGTAAAATGATATTATCGTCAAAGATATTTACTCCTAATTGGTCAGAAAATACGTTTGAGATGTTGCAATGAGTTGGTAACCATAGATGTACTTGGATACGTTTGAAGTGTTGTTCTTGCATATTATTTTGATAATTCGTCAAAAGTTCCATTATCGTGTTTTATTGTTTTGATAGCTTTACATAAGGCTTCAAAATTCCTATTTAAACAACCCATATAAAATAAACAACCTGTTAGGTCGGCACCTGTTAGGTTGGCATCTGTTAGGTCGGCACCTGTTAGGTTGGCATCTGTTAGGTTGGCATCTGTTAGGTCGGCACCTGTTAGGTTGGCATCTCCTTTTTCTTCTATCGCTTCTTTATAGGTAGTTTTTGTTGATTGGAAAACAATCTCTCCTGTCCACCTATTCTTAATTGCAATACCGATAACTTTTTCCTCTTTCTTATTTTCTATTTCTTCAACGTACTTTTTAACTTCTTCTAAATTTTCTAAAACTTCTTTTTTTGAAATCATATTTTTTTATTTATTTTTATCTTTCCCCCCTATTAAGATTAATTATGTCTTCGTCAACTTCTTTTTCTTCTTCTTCCTCCTCTTCAAAATCCATTCCGTACATTAAGCCAATTTGTTCGTTTAGATGTTCTTTAAATGTCATAAATTTTATTCATTATCTTTATTAAGTATCATATACATTACTGATATAATGCAATTATTTATTTCTCTTCTAAGAATTAGTTTATTATTTTCTTCGCTTGGATTATCAGATTTTTCTTCTGTAATTATTTTTTCAACCTCTTTTAACATTTCTTCAATTTTTTCTAATTTTTTTTTTTTCATACTTTTTGAAACATCATTATTGATACTGCGTATCCGATAAAACAGGATACGATGATTAAGAAAGTCCAGAGAGATATTTCAATTCTTCCTCTTACTTGGTTTATTGTTTTTGGTCTTTTGTAGGTCATAAGTTTTATTATATTTTTTCTACTACTCTTATTTTTCCCTCCTTTAAAACTACTGAATAAGCCCAGTCTCTTGCTCCCTCCTTAATTTCCTTAATGACTGCTTTAATTTCTTTTTTATATTCTGTTTCAGTTAGAGGTTCTGTATATTTTAATGTTATTGGAGTAATAATATATAGTTTTTTTATTTTATCCATTTCTTTAATCTTAACTAATTATTTATTTATTACTTATTTTTCCCACAATTAACGCAAGTTTTACTTCCAATATTATTATAATGATTATATCCACAATTAGCGCAGTAGGTAGTTTCTAGTTTTATATCATCGCTACGCTCTCTCATTATTAACTCTTTATCAATTATATTTATTATTTTTTCTTTTTCTTTTGTTTCCATTTCTTTAATCTTAACTAATTATGGCCTCGGACACTCTAAGGTGTTCTATGCTCTTTGACTGAGCCAGAGAAAGGTTGAAGATTATACTTTGAAGCTGTGAAGCTTTTACTTTTTAATCTTAACCCCCTGTTCTCTCGCCCTCTGAAATCATTATCGGGTATAACTTGATTTTTGTCAAGTCTTGTTTACCCACAATGCCTGTTTTCTATACTGTGTCTATGTTTTTATGCCTTTACTTTTTATATTTTCAAAATAATTTTTCATCGTATTTTTATATTTTTCTTTCCTTTCCTTATCCTCTTTTTTCTCAAAATTCTCTATAAATAATCTTTTCCTTTCTTCTTCTTTGCAGAGGACACATTCCTTGCCACGATAGAAATGTTTGTGATGTTCACAGTAGATTGGTTTTGTATAGGGGTTTAAATCAATTATTTCGGTGTTCTCGGCTTGTTGGTTGTCTTGTGTGAGGATTTTATCGTTTGGCATAGTTTGAGGTATTAGAGGGGTTATTTTGGGACAAATCAATGATATATTTTCCAATTTCTGGCTCAACACAATTTCTTAATAATAGTCTTTTATCAATTCCGCTATATTTTGATAAATCATATCCATATAATTTTTCAAAATCACTAGCCTTAAAAATTCTTGTAGGACTTTTAGAATATTTTTTTGATTGCATTGATATTCTACTTGGACTTACTTTTATGTTTGGTAAGTTAAAATTAGCCCAATACCAGTGTCTCCCTATTCTTTGCGGTTCTATCAATGGCTTGTAATATGCCATTACATTTTCAATACAATATTTACCTTTAAAGTGTTTATCTAAAAATATAATCTCTTGGTACAATCTCATATCGGGATATATTCCTTTTGACTTTCCACTACAAACACCTAATCCAAACCTTACCCTACTGTGGCTCGGACAAGGTGGAGATGCCCAAATAAAATCAAATTCTTGATAATGGTCTAAAAGATATTGATGTGCATCTGCGACAATTACTTTATCACTCGGAAAAAAGTCTTGATATATTTTTGCTATTTTTTCATCTAATTCAATGGCCGTAATATCGTGTTGGTCTCCCCATAGTTTACGATTACCACCAATACCACAATAAAGATTAAGTATTTTCATAATTCTTGATCCATTTTAATCCACCTCTTTAAGATGAACATTAGTAAATTTATCTTTGATATTCTTTTTTATTTCGTCTAACTTTTCTTGCCTTATAGAAAAGTCGCATAATTTATTGGCACAAGTTCTGAAAGACTTGTCTTTTGACTTTTTAAGAGAACTGCGACATTTCGGGCAAAGATTGCTTTCAAGATTTTTCCAGTTCATATTTAAACCAATTTATTAAATTCTAATTTCTTTTGATTTTTTGCATTTTTTATCTCGGAGATTAGCTTTGCTCTTGTCGGTAATTTATTCCAAAGACCTTTTAAGTATTCAATGGTCGCCGAAGCTTCTATCATCTCCACGACCTTATCAACTTTTGCGATATCTTCTAAACAATAAGGTGTGATTCCATTAGCTCGTCTCTCTTTGTCGTATCTATAAAGTTCTTCATCGGTTAGTAGCGATATTCCGTCTGGTAATGGATTTCCGTCATCTACACGAGAAAACATTACATAATTACCCTCTTTTGTTTTTAGCGAACTATACATTGGAGTATGAGAATATAACTCTTTCCATTCATCGCTAGTTATTCTTTTCTTGCAAAACATTACTTTTATGTTCATAGTTTTATATTTTATATTTTTCCGATAAAGGAATTGATTTTTTATTTATTTCTTTTTTCTCAAAATTTTCTATGGGAGTATCCTTAAATCGTTCTAACCCTCTTTGTAGAAAATCTTGTAAAGTCCATTTGTATTCCCACCAATAATTTTCCCCATTGATTACTATCGCATAATTATCAATCGCCGTTTTAATTTCTTCTAGGGAAAAATCTTTTAAGGTAGATTGTATTTTTTTCTTTGTTTTTTCCGATAACTTTGTATGGTGTATTATTTCTTTTTCGTTCCAATAAGAGAAAATTAAATTTATATTGTCATCCGTGTCGTTTTTTCCGACACGGTTATTGTTAGAATTAGAATTAGAATTAAGATTAGAATTAGAATTAGAATATATGATACCCTTTGGCGGGGTATCCATAGGGTATCCATAGGGTATCTCTTTTATTCTATTTTTTATACTTTCTGGGACATTTTCCATTTCAATTTCAATACCTCTTTTAACTGTTTCGCTTGTACTTGATTGATGTTTTTGGAAATTTACTATATATACCCACCCATCAATATAATAAATTTTTGGCTCTAATCGTGGCAACATTGATTTTTGTAAATCTCTTTCGTCAATTCCACTTTCGTAAGCTATCGTTTCTATTGGTAATTCATAAATTCCACTAATATTAGTATGTTCATTTGTTAAAAGATATAAAAATAAATATCTATCTAGTGGATTTATTCTTCGTATCCAATTATCATTCCAAAATTTTGTGTTTATATATCTTTGTTTCATTTTCTTAACTTTAAGCCCGAATTATTTACTTTATTGTAACAAAAAATGGATACATATCGGCACCTCTGACAAGGTATTATATGTATCCATTCTTTGCTAAAATATTCAGTTTGTTGTCAGATTGCCGAATATCTTAATTACATTTTATCAAAAATATATGATAAGTCAAGTTACCTGTGGACAAACTGTTTTCAATTCTTTCTTATCGGGGATAGAATTAGATTATAACCAATAAATAAAACAATATGGATTTCAAAGATATTGGCGAAATCGTTTTAGTCGTTATAGGTGTCCTCGTGATAATATTCGTGTGTGCCTTGACAGGGAAGTAAAAGGGAGTATAATGAAAATAACAATATTGCATTCTTACCCAATGTGTGATAACTTTTAGGAAAAGGACAACGGGTAAGGTTGTCCTTTTTGTTACGATACTAACAGCAATAAATAAATTTTTTTGCATAAAAAACAAAATGTATCGTGAAAATATCGGGAGGTCGTCTAATAGCTAGGACGCAGTAAAATATGTCTTGTTAAGACATTAACAGCAACCAATATGCTTTTGGAGCCTGACATCTAGGTGCAACTCCTAGCCTCCCGACAAGATAAGGCGCTAACAGCAAATAACAAAACAATTTTCTATTAAAAAATTACGTTAAATGCGTCTTGAAATAATAAAAATAATTACCCTAACAGCAATATAAAAATAAATTTCCAATTTTATATAAATGGGTCTTGAAAAATATGAAAGATATAAATGAAATCAAAGTAGCAAGTGAAGTAAAAAATACTTCTAAAAATAGTTTAATCGCAGGAATGTATAAAAACACTTCCTATGGATTAACAGAAAATGGAGCCTTAACTTTTACAAGGTCAGGTTCTTCTTTGTTAGATTTTTTTGCCCAATCAGGATCAATGAGAAATGATGTAAGTAAAGCTCTTGATTTGTTTCAAAAAGCATTTTCAGAAGATAGAGAAAAATCAATTAGAATTTTATTCTATTTAAGAGATGTTAGAGGTGGCCAAGGAGAAAGAAAGTTATTTAGAGTTTGTTTAAAATGGATAGGAGAGAATTTTGAAGATGTATTTGAAAAAATAGTTAATTTTGTACCTGAATACGGAAGGTACGATGATTTATTTTTTGACAATAAAAAATGCTTCTCTTTAATTAAAGAACAAATTGACAAAGACTTAACATCAGAAACTCCAACATTATTGGCAAAATGGCTTCCTACTGCAAATGCTTCTAGTCCTTCAACAAGAGCAAAGGCAAAAGCTATTGCACAAGGAATTGGAATGAATGACATTGAATATAGAAAGAAAGTTAGAGAGATTAGAAAGAAAATAAAAGTAGTTGAGGAACTAATGTCTGCTAATAAATGGTCTGATGTTGAATATTCTAAAGTCCCAAGTCAAGCAAATAGAATTTATAAGAATGCCTTTAAGAAACACGATGAGGAAAGATATAATGATTTCATAGACAAAGCTGAAAAAGGAGAGGTTAAAATTAATGCTTCAACTTTATATCCATATCAGATTTACAATTCAGTTAATTCAGATTATTCTAAAACTTTGGAGGCTTTATGGAACCAATTACCAGATTATACGCAAGGTAAAAATGCTTTAGTTGTTGCAGATGTTTCTGGTTCTATGAGCGGAGACCCTATGTCAGTATCAGTTTCTTTAGCGTTATACTTTGCAGAAAGAAATAAGGGACAATTCAACGGTTACTTTTTAACATTTAGTGATAATTCTAAACTTCAAAAGGTTCAAGGAAAAACATTAAGAGAGAAAATGAACTCATTAGAAAATGCTGAATGGGGAGGTAGTACAAACTTGCAATCATCTTTTGAGGTTATACTTAATTCAGCAATTCAAAACAATGTTCCTGTTGAAGAAATGCCAGAAACAATATATGTAATTTCAGATATGGAATTTAACAGTTGTGTTAATGGAACAAATTTTAACGGAATTAAAAATAAATATGAACAGTCAGGATATAAATTACCTAATGTAGTATTTTGGAATGTTAATGCAAGAGGTTCTAATTTACCAGTTCAAAAAGATGAAAGTGGTGTTGCATTGGTATCAGGTTTTAGTCCAGTAATTTTTAAAATGGCTGTTGAAAATAAAACACCAGAACAAGTAATGTTAGACACTATTAATAGTGAACGATATTCACAAATTATTTTATAATTAATTCCTACCCAGTCCCTCTTAATGGGGGATTGTAAGGAGCGAATTATTCGTTCCATATAGCAGTCTTTAGGGGGCTACTATAAACCTAGAAAAGGGCATAAAACTTAATCGTTTTGTGCTTAGAGGATACATAGCCGTTTATCGGTATAAAATACGAAGTAGAGTTTGTGGAAACTAGCTAGTGAAGCAAACCTCCTGAACTGCTTATAATCACTACGTTGACTTCGTGCGTCGGATTTAATGTGATTTATGTATCTTCTAAGGACAAAGTGATTTGTCTATTGGAGGTAGCGGACAGTGAGCCGTAGAAAAATTAAATATAATGTAATGCGTCAATCATATTATATTTAGTCAATTCGTTGCTTAACTATTTCATATGAATAGCAAAACCGAGGATAGATAGTGTGAAAGTATTGACCATAGCACTCAATGTCCCAAGCAAATATCGGTTAATTAAGTTGCAAGTCAAACCTTGCCCTCCAATTCAAAAAGCCCCAGAGTACCTAGAGTACCAGAGGACTAATAAGCCAATATAGTTTAAGGAAAACCCTGGTAGCTACTGGAAATGTCGGTTCAAATCCGACTGTTGGCACTAGATAATAAATGTGATATA